GCTCCTTTTCCGCCGGAACCACCACCGCAGCGTATCTTCAGCGTTTTCGGGGTTTCGACCACGAACGGCTGATTATTGCCGCCCATGCCGTATGTCGCTGCAACAGTCGGTGCGACATCGAGCGGTCCCGTATAGCGGCTGTCCTGAGAGTGGTTCTCATACACGGATGCAGGCGATGCGCCCTGACCTGCTGCTTCAAGAACAGCAGGAAGGTGTCCGTGTGTTTCTGCACGGAGTGTTCCGGCAACATCATCCGATACACTCATAAACGCACCGCCCATGTCATTCAGCACTGGATTTATGTCATCAAATCTGATGCCTGACGTTCCAATGCTATCCGCAGCACTTCCGGCAGTTCTTTGCCACGTTCGGAAGCTCTCCGCAGAATACCCAGACACGCCTTCGGAGTCAAAGAGTATTTTCCCGGCACATTCGCCATCAAAATCTGCGACAAGGTAGATGCGTTTTCTTCTCTGGGGAACTCCCCAGCCGCAAGCATCAAGGACTCTCCACGCAACGGAGAATCCGTCACCCACGATCTCTCCGGCTTTTGACCATTTCGCAGGTCGAGGAACAGATACACTGCCGTCTTTGACCTTGCTGATCTCTTCAAGGACACAGCGGAAGTCTTCGCCGGCATTTGATGAGAAAGCGCCGGGGACATTTTCCCAGACGCAGTATCTTGGATATCGGTCATTTGTCGCACACCTCATTTCTTTTATGATCCGCACCGCCTGATAAAACAACCCGGAGCGTTCGCCGTCCAGACCGTTCCTTTTTCCGGCAATGCTCATATCCTGACAAGGACTGCCGAATGTGATGATGTCCACAGGCGGCAATTCTGCGCCGTTGAGTGTATTGACATCGCCGTAGTGCTGTAACTGTGGCAGGCGCTTTTCTGTAACACGGATCGGGAACGGTTCAATCTCTGATGCCCATACAGGCTTGATGCCTGCAAGGATACCGCCAAGCGGAAACCCGCCGCTGCCGTCAAAAAGGCTGCCGAGTGTCAATTTATTCATGACTCTCGACCTCCTTCACCAGATCGGAATAAGGAATCTGCTGTCCGTTACGAATTACATACACGCCTTCGGCATTTCCGGTGTCCTCAACGTAGCGCCGGAGAATGACGGAGGCGTATTTTTCGTCAAGTTCCATCATGTAGCAGATGCGGTTCATCTGCTCACACGCCATGAGCGTCGAGCCGCTGCCGCCGAAGGTGTCGATGACCACAGCGTTCTCCTGCGTGGAGTTGCCGATTGGATAACCGAGCAGGTCGAGAGGCTTGCTGGTCGGGTGGTTCGCATTGCGCTTCGGCTTGTCGAAATGCCAGATGGTCGTCTGCTTTCGGTCGGAATACCACTTGTGCTTGCCGTTCTGCATGAAGCCGTACAGCACCGGTTCGTGCTGCCACTGGTAATCGGAGCGTCCGAGGACAAGGCTGTCCTTCACCCAGATGCAGCAGCCTGCAAGGTGGAATCCCGCATCGACGAATGCACGGCGGAAATTCAGTCCTTCCGTATCAGCATGGAACACATAAGCCGCGCCGCCTTTTTCGAGGTGGTCTGCCATACACTTGAAAGCGGAGAGCAGAAAGTTATAGAACTCCTCGTTTTTCATGCTGTCATTCTGAATCGTCAACCCGCTGGAGCTTTTGAAAGATACACCGTAGGGCGGATCGGTCAGAATGAGGTTTGCTTTCGTATCGCCCATAAGTGTATTTACATCATCGGGACTGGTCGCATCACCACACATGAGGCGATGCCTGCCGACCGTCCACACGTCGCCACGCTCCACGAAGGAAGCCTTCTCCAGCGCAGCAGTCAGGTCGAAATCGTCGTCCTTTGCATCGGAGTCCGTACCGTCGGAGAACAGGTCAGCCAGTTCCTTTTCATCGAAGCCGGTCATGGAGAGATCATAGCCGAGGTCTTGCAGTTCCTGCATCTCCACAGCGAGAAGTTCCTCGTCCCAGCCTGCATCCAGCGCCATTCTGTTATCGGCAAGGATGTATGCTTTCTTCTGCGCATCGGTCAGGTGGTCAACATAGACACACGGCACTTCCGTGATGCCTTCCTCCTTCGCCGCCATGAGGCGACCGTGACCTGCGATGACATTATACTCCCGGTCAATGATGACCGGATTGACGAAACCGAACTCACGCAGCGAGGAACGCAGCTTCTTGATCTGCTCTGGCGAGTGAGTGCGGGCGTTATTTACATACGGAATGAGCTTGTCGGTACTGACAAGCTGAAAGTCAGTCGTTGTTTTCATGTGTACCTCACTTCCTGCTGCGGAGTAGCTGCTCCATCATATCGTCCTGCGGAGAGCCGTCGAATTTTGTGGTGCAATTCTGCTTCACGATATCGAAAATTTCATACCAGAGCAGATTTGCTTGCTTCTGATAGGACTGGCTGAGCGATGCAAACGGAGATGCGACCACGCCGCCGGTCGTCGGGTGCTTGCCGAGCAGACCGTAGGTCGAGAGCGCTTCCTCGCACTGTACGAAACGAGCGAACGCCAGCGAGTAGCTTTCGAGCAGTCGCTTGTTCACCAGCTTTTCGCAGCCGCGATTCTTCAGCCATATCCATGTTTCCTTGTAGATTCCATCCGCGCCGAGAGGCTTACCGTCCTTCTGCCGTGCCGAGAGGTATTCACTCGGCGAGGGCATATCCTCACCGACAAGGTCAGCGGCATCATCAAGGTCTGCTCCCTCCAGCGCGGTCGGGGTGAATTCGATGATGTCGGCATCCTCTCCTGCGGCAATTTTCTCGGCGAGAGGCTTCGGCTTGTCGCCTGCACGGACTCTGCGTCCGCCACGGTTTGTACCGTCCTTTGCCATATCATCACCTGCCTATAAAAAATGCCGAAACCACGCAGATTTCGGCTTGTAAAATATTCGAGGGGTTAATCGGGTGTTTGAACCGGACTTTTTGCGCGTGAGAGGGGGCGCCGGTCTTGTGATTGCTGCTCCGTAGAGATTTCGATACCCCCACCGGGCAGCCCCCAGTCCCGCCCCACTATGATTTTTCAAAAGATACCTTTGAGGGTTGACTTTTATTCAAGCCTTATGATATCATTAAAGAAAGATAACATATTGTCGGGGTGTTATTATGATTTTGTTTGCTTTGGATTTAGCGGGTAACCGCATTTATATCGAAAACGCTCATGCAGGAACAGCCTATCTCTGTGAAGAATGTGGAACACGACTCATGGCGAAAAACAAAGGCTCAGAACGTCAGCACCATTATGCTCATGTACCCGATGAAAAGAACAGGGGCATACAGCGTGACTGTAAATGGCGAAGTGACCTGCGAACAGAAAACCAAATGAGTGAGTGGCATCGTTCATGGCAGGAGCGCTACCCAGAAAACCAGCGAGAAGTTGTGTTCAAAAAAGGTGATAGAATCTTTCGTGCTGATGTTTTTCTTCCTGAACGTCGTGAGGTAATAGAGTTTCAGCACTCAAGAATTACGAGCGAAGACTTTCATGCAAGAAACGAATTCTATAACTCTTTGGGTTACAGCGTAATATGGCTTTTTGACTTTGATGAATTGGAAGGAAGATACCAGTATATTCATCCCGACCAGTATGATGACTTTGTACAGCGCTTTGTTCGTGATGGTCAAAAAGTATACGCTATGGATCAGGATACTTATCGCTCGACATTTGGAGATTGGAAAGCGAAAAGTAAGAAGGTTCATGTCTGCTTCATGCGCACTTATAATCAGTGGCGTTTTTACAGTTACATAAAAGTTGTCACAGGTAGTTTTAAATATGATATGCCGATGCATCTCTTTGTTATTGAAATGAAAGAACGCGATTTCTTGTCTCGAATCGGAATCAATAATGGCTATCGTTAACTTAATGTTCAATAGCTGTATTCCGGTCTGCTGTCCTCTGTTCCGGTCTTGCGGTCGTGACAGGGCTTGCAAAGCGCCTGCCAGTTGGTGTCGCTCCACATCAGGTAGTGATCGCCACGGTGCGGAACGATATGGTCAACGACCGTTGCGGTCACATACTTTCCCTGCGCCAGACACTTCACGCACAGCGGATGCTTCCGCAGGTACGCCTTGCTGACACGCTGCCACTTGCTGCCGTAGCCACGCTTGGCGGCAGACGGTCGGTCAGGGTGCAGGGGCTTGTGTTCGTCGCAGTACGCACCCTCGGTCAGTCTCGGACAGCCGGGGTGCTTGCACGGTTTCAGTGCTTTCCTCGGCATCGCCGACACCTCCTTCGGGCATAACAAAAGCCGCTGCGGATACCCACAACGGCTTTGTACATATTCTTCTATTATACATTATAGCACACATTTCCAGTGTTTTCAAGTGAATTGGACTGCATCTGACTGCAAACTTTCAAGCGCTTTTGCATGGATATAATAAGCCTTACGCTTGCTGATAAACATCTCAGCAGCAACGGTATTCCACGGCTTGAATTCAAGATAGCGCTTGGTCAGAAGGTCACGGGCATCACCGTCCTGCACAGCATTGATGCGGGTTTCCATATCCGCGATCAGCGCATCATATTCTGCCTGCGTTTCCTGTATATCCTGTTCCAGCGCCATGATCTTGAAAACGGTGCCTTCCATTTTGCTGCGGTCTGGCGATACCGTCCTCGGCATATCATTGATGCCGCTGCCGTTCATGCCCTCTGCCCTCTGACGAAGAAGATGTATCTCATGGATTTTTCGGTTGATGCGTTTACGGAGCCGTTCCATCTTGTCCCAGTATTCCTTCATACAAATGCCTCCTTCATTGTTGTGATCAGCGTTTCACCGTTCAGATCATCCGCCAATACTTCAAACCACTGCGACCTCAGAAATCGCTCTGCTTCCTTGATTCCGTCCTTGTTTTTTGTAATAAGGGCGGCTTTGTAATCCTGCAAGGCTTTTTCGATTACGGCAGCGGCAAGCAGTTTATATCCCATAGCATCCCTCCAGTTCCGCTTTGACTGCATCCATCAGGGCTGACTGAGTTTTGTCCTTATCTTGCAATGCTTTCAGGATGCGTTCATCGACAGTGCCTTTTGTAACGATATGCTGTATGACAACGGTCGCGGACTGCTGTCCCTGCCGCCACAATCTGGCGTTGGTCTGCTGATACAGTTCCAGACTCCATGTCAGCCCGAACCATACAAGGGTGCTGCCTCCGCTTTGCAGATTCAGTCCGTGTCCCGCCGATGCAGGATGTATCAGGGCGACAGGCAGTTCACCTTTATTCCAGCGACTGATGCTGTCGGTCTTATCCAGTGTGCTGAACGGGATATGAAGCTGATGCAGGCGCTCCGTTATGCGGCTTAGATCGTGCCGGAACCAGTATGCGATCAGAAGCGGTCTGCCGTTCATGCTCTCGATAATATCCTCAAGGGCATCCAGCTTCCGGTCGTGTATGGGTACGATTTCACCGGAGTCATCATATATCGCACCGTTTGCCATCTGCGACAGCTTATTGCTGAGACTGGCGGCATTTGCGGCAGTGACTTCTCCATCCGGCAATGACAGAACCAGTTCCTGTCGCAGGTCGCTGTATTTCTTATGCTCCGCTTCGGAAAGCTGCACGGTGTATTCGCTCATGATCAGTTCCGGCATTTTCAGGTGATCGGTCGCTCTCATGGATACCGTGATGTCGGATATTTTCTCATATATTGCATCTTCTGCACCGGGCAGCGGCTTATAGCTGTACACAATCATGCCGTTTCGCTTATCGGGCTTAAAGTAGGTATTGCGGTACTGTCCGATAAAGCGTCCTAGCCGCTGCCCCATATCCAGAAGCCGGAACTCCGCATACAGATCCATGAGTCCGTTTCCGGTCGGCGTTCCCGTCAGTCCCACGATACGCTTTGCCTTCAATCTGACCTTCATGAGAGCCTTGAAGCGCTTTGTCTGGTGATTCTTGAAAGAACTCAGCTCGTCAATGACAATCATATCATAATCAAACGGCATCTCATCTATCAGCCAGCCGACATTCTCGCGGTTGATGATATAGACATCAGCCTTCCGCGAGAGTGCCATTCTGCGCTCTTCCGCTGTGCCGACTGCGATGCTGTATGTCAGTCCCTGCAGATGCTCCCACTTCTCGATCTCTGCCGCCCATGTATCACGGGCTACCCGCAAAGGTGCGATGATCAGAACCTTGTGTATCTCAAAGCTGTCGAACAGCAGGTCGTTTATCGCCGTAAGCGTTGTGACGGTCTTGTCAACCCAAGCCCATATCAAGCAGGAGTGCTGCAATCGGGTGTTCCTTGATAAAATCAACTGCGTATTCCTGATAATCATGAAGCTTCATTCGGCATCACCTCCTCGATAATTCTTTGTATGCCCGCCATACTGTCAAGTACATACACCTTGAAGCCTAACTGCCGCAGAAGTCTGTGCCGGGAAAGCTGCAAGGCTCTGGGCTTTTCACCGGGGGCTTTCACTTCAACAAATGCCATCCTGCCATGCGGCATCAGAACCAGTCGGTCAGGTACTCCGCTGAATCCCGGCGATACGAATTTCAATGCGATGCCGCCGGAGTCCCTGACTGCCTTTCGGAATGCCTGCTCGATATACTTCTCATCCATTTTTCTCTCCATTCTGAAACAGCGGTACAGAAAATCCCTATACGCGCGTATTACGTGCGCTTTCGTGCGCGGTTTCTTACTATATATTCTTTTATTTGTACTATAAAGATATAGTTGTATAAGTTGTTTCCATAAGGATTGTTTTTCCTTGTATCACGGGAATTTTGAATGAAACAAGTGGAGTGAGACAAGCCCGACTGCCACTTGTTTCATACGGTTGTCTCAGCCCTTACGGGTATAGATGCGCTGCAGTCCGTAAATGGGAAGCCTTTTCTTCGTACCGTCCTTTTCCCATCCGCTGATGCGTGTCATGATAGCGGTGATCGCATAGCTGTCCGCAGGCTTGATGTCCTCCTTCAGCTTGCCGAAGCACTCACACCAGATCTCAATATTCGATACTGTCTCGCGGCGCACTGAGCCTATCGGCTGTGTCGGTTCATCGGGGTTCTGCAGGAAACTGCGGCGTTTGTAGATATCCATCGTATCCCAGTCGGTCGGCAGCAGTGTATCCAGATATCGGATGACAAGTCCTTCACGGTCATCCTGCTCCATTGCCGCAGACTGCTCCGTCCTCGCATAGCTTTCAAGTTCCGCAGGCAGGAACAGCGGTTCACCCTCTTTCACATACACCAATGCCTCCGCCCACATCATGTCAATATCGAATTCTGTCAGATCCCACGGCTTGTACTGATCGCCGCCGGGAACTCTGACCGTCCAGAAGCGGCGGTTTCCGGTCACATCACGCAGAAAGCCGTTCTCGGAATTGGTCGTGCCAAAGAACACGCACTGTCTCGGATGCGGCGTGACACGTCTGCCGAAGGAAGCACGGTACTTATCGTCCTGACGGGAAATGAACGCCTTGACCTTGTCGATATCCGCCTTCTTCATTCCGGCAAGTTCACCGATCTCCAGAATCCAGTATCCCTGCAGCTTTTCCGCAGCAGTCTTGTCGTTCATGTCGGAAAGGTTCAGGCTGTCGGAATACCATTCGCCGCCGAGTTTCCCGATAAAGGTCGATTTGCCGATGCCCTGCGGTCCATTCAGCACAAGGATATGGTCGAACTTGATGCCGGGGTGATATACGCGCTGCACAGCGGCACACATGATCTTGCGGGATACCGCCCGGATATATGCATTGTCATCAGCACCGAGATAGTCGATCAGCATAGTGTCGATACGCTCGATCCCGTCCCACTCCGGCAGACGGGAGAAATACTCCCTGATTGGATGATAGGAACGATCGTCAGCAGCCTTCTGGACGGCGATATCATAATTACGAGCCGAAAACGTACCGTAGCTGGCATCGACATAGCAGATAAGCTGTGCGTCATCGGCATCACGCCAGAAACGGGCAGGATGCTTCCACGGCACTTCGCCGCTGATCTCCATGCCATCCGCCAACTGATTGAACACGATGCTCCGCAGATATTGGTCATTTTCCATGATCAGGCGGATGTTGTGAAGGCAGTTCTCCAGAACGCCGTCCTTATTGCGGCGCAGGCGTTTCTTCCAGTCATCATCGACAGGGACTGAGAAGTCGCTTGCCGCTTCAGACAGTCTTTCTTCTGCTGCAAGCAGCTTCACAGCATCAAGACTCATGGCAAACTTGCACATCTCACGGTAGGATGCCTTATCGTCCAGACCGCCGAATTTGTGTATGCGCACGATATCAAAAGCGTTGCAGAGTTTCAGGTATGCCGGGTCTTTCGCATGGTGCGAATACACGAACATATCCTCCTTGATCTCGACACCCGCCATACTGTGCGCAGTGATCAAATGCCAGCGGTTATCATTATCGGTCGGCTCATATACATCGGACAGGAACTCCGACAGGGCTTTGCTGATTGGGAAAAAAGCTCTGTTGAACAGACCAACAGCGCCTTCCTTTTCCAGAGGGTTCTGCACCTTCTGCTGCGTGACCTGATTCGCCTTGCTCTCACGGGAAGAGGTCGGAAGCTGTGTCGGATCAGTCCATTCCGGGTGCGCCGACAGAATATCATCGGGATCAAGCCACTCCTTGTCCACTTCCTTGAACTCAAAAGCCCCGTTCTGCGGACAGGATGGCCAGTACATGAGCTGATTCGGCTGATAGGAACACTCGTCAAAATAGTCGATGCCAAGCATCTCAGCGACATATCGGGCGACCGCCACGAACTCCTCAGGTGTCACATCCCGTGTCATCGGAACAACGATACGGGCTCTTGGGTTCTCCGACGTACTGGAGTGCGTGGTGTAAAGGCAGGAGGTATACGGCATCGTTGTCTCAAAGCTGTCTATGTATTCCCGTGTCAGGCGGTCGCCGTCAAAGGAAAGGATAGAACGCTTTTCGACCGTATCGATCTTGCGTCTGCCGCCCTTCAGCACACCGCCGACAAAGCCGCCGTGATCTTTTGCTGCATCTCGCTGTGTCTTTGACATCTTCGCATATTCCTCGGCGGTCTCCGTGGTTCTCTGCGGAACGCGCAGGCGTTCCTTGAGTTCATCATAGCTAATGGCCTTGTTCACCCATGTTTTTGCCTGACGGCTGTTGCCGTAGGCGATAGCAAGTGGTCTCATGTGCATTCCTCCAAATCAGTTGTAAAGTAGCGTATCGGGATATGCTTCCGCTTTGCACGGTCGATCTCCGCCTTCATGCCGGGACTGATATAACTGCCGAAAACCCACAGCTCCGCACATTTACACAGCAGTATGATATTCATGAATAGGGCGATATCCCGTTCTTCCGGTATATCATCATTCATGAACTGCGTGAAATATATGTGCGGTGTTATGGGCAGGCAGTGATTATCTACAGCAAAACGGCTGTATTTTCGTGCGTTCTCAGTGTTTTTCTCCGTATCTCCGGCATAGGGAGAGCAGATGTAGACGATAGGTCGGAAGGCGGCAGCTTTCGCCGCAGCCTTCTCTTCCTTCTCGATACGGTTAAACGCTTCATATTCTGTAGGACTGGGGTAGCCTTCGCCGTTATATTTGTCTGCCATTCAGCCCTCCTTGATCTTTGCAGCGTACCACTCAAGGTAACGCTTTCTCTCGTGGAAGTCCGGCACAGACACCAACAGACCAATATCGACCTTCTGCAGCGTTTCGAGCAGGTCGATCTGCTCCTGCGTCAGATACGGACGGATGCTGGTCTTCTTCTCGATGCCGTGCAGCACCCTGAACTGCTTTGCGGTCATGCCGAGGACAATACGGTTGAGCATATCGCACTCATTGCTGAAATGATACGGCTTCGGATCATCCTTGAGCAGACGGATGTTTTCGGTCAGCAGCGGAAACTCCTGTCTCGCCGACACCAGTGTTCTGATGAATGCCTCCATATCATTGAAGCGGCGGATATACAGTTCCTTGAACTGCGCAGCCTTCTTGCCGCGATAGCCCATAGCCAGAAAGACGAAGCCGTCACGAGTCATCACATAGCACGGCTGCTTGTGTCCCTGTTCGTTGATGTATGTCGACGGCTCAAAGTTGAGCAGTCGGAAATTCTCCGAACAATCGAGTTCTCTGATGTCGCGGATCACATTTTTATGTTCCTTTTCAAAGAACTGTGCCACGAAACGGCTGTCGACTCTGACGGTGTCCTGCTTGTCAACAAACACGCCAAAGTCATCCATAGGAATCAAAGTCTGCATAATGCATTCTCCCTTCATATTGTTTTGAGGTATCCCTCTAATTTTCATTGGAAACCAGACAGCCGTTTTGACGAAGGTTCTTTAATTTTTCTGGTAGAAATCGCAGTCATATCCATCGGCACGAAGAATAAGCCCCTTTGCCCACGGCGGCGTTCTGCCCATCTGCTCACATACAGCGTCCACGGACATACGCTTATCTGCCTCGATGATGATCTCGTCATGCACCGTTGCTACCATAAAGCAGTGTGACAGCGTCTGCATACTGTAAAAGAGCAGGTCACGGGCGATCGCCTGAGTTACATTCTCTGCGATCTTGCCGGAGAAGGTTTCGAGCCTGTCCCATTTCTTTGCGGTATTCAGCCCCATGTATGTGATGCACTTGCCGCCGAACTTACTGCACCCGATCTTGGGTTGAGCATAGGCAAGCCGCCTGCCGGAAGGCAGCGTGATAAAAAGCATTCCGCCGGTATATGAAAACAACAGGCCGTGCGTTTCCTGTACCGTTCCCTGAGACAAAGCGGTGATCGCTGCTTTCTCCAGATCACGCCAGAGCCGGACGATATTCGGGTTTGCTGCCCTCCACGCATCCACCAGAGGTTTCAGCTCATCTTCTTTCATGCCGGACTCCAATGCGCCCATGCTGATCAGCGCTCCGACACCGCCGCCGTAGCCGCAGGACAGCGTTGCCTGTTTGCCTTTCTGCCGCAGTTCCGAATTTTCGCCGTGCTTCTCGACCTTGCAGTGAAACATACGGCTTGCGGTAGCGCAATATATGTCGCCATTGTTTGCAAAGGTGTCCAGTACCCATTGCTCCCCGGCAAGCCATGCCAGAACCCGGCATTCAATTGCTGAAAAATCGGCCACAACAAACTTGAATCCCGGTCGCGGCACGAAGGCCGTGCGGATAAGCTGTGAGAGCAGGTCAGGTACATTGCCATACAGCATCTCAGCATCCTCATAACTGCCGTATTTGACTGTATCCCGTGCGACCGCTAAGTCCGGGATATGGTTCTGCGGCAGGTTCTGGAGCTGCACGATCTTGGAGGACTGCCGCCCTGTGCGTGATGCACCATAAAAGCTGAACATACCGCGCACTCTGCCATCGGAGCAGACTGCCGCTTTCATTGCCGTGTATTTCTTGACAGATGACTTGGATAACTGCTGCCGCAGTTCCAGCACCGTCCTCACAGGCTCTTTGACTGTTTTGATGAGGGCGGCGACCTCTTTTTTGCCGAGGGAGTCCGAAGGATATCCCTGCTGTTCGAGCCAGTTCAGAAGTTGATATACCGAATTTGGATTCTCTACTCCGGTCAGGCGGCTCATTTCTGCTGACAGCGTAGCCTTTGCCTGCGCATCAATACGGAGCGCAGCATCGGCAAGGGCTGTATCCACAGCAATGCCGCGATCATTTATCTCCTGATCCAGATAGAATTCCTCCCATACAGCATCGGGAACGGGATAGCGTGAGAGCCGTTCATCTATGGCAAGTTCCGCAACAACATCCTGCCGGTTGTATGTCTTGAATATTTCCCACTTATCCGGCGCATCGGAGGGAGCATGGAACTGCGGAACGCCGTCTTCTTCGGCATAGGGAATGCAGAAGTATTTGATAAGGGCTTTTCCTTCTGGCATCTTCTGCTGTTCCAGTTTCAGTGCAGCACCCGCATCCGCCAATGTGGACGGCAGCGCAAGTGTCCGGCAGTGGATCATGGTGCAGTGCCAGCCACGGCGGGACAGGTAGTCTCCGACTGTATCTTCGGGGATACTGTAGCTGCGGAAAATATGCGGGTAGTATTCGCGGAGATACCGTGATAGGCAGATGCGTTCAAAGTTCACATTATGGGCGCGTTTGATGACACTTTCATCGACAAGCGCACGAAGGATATCTTCGGGAACGGTCTCTCCGGCAGTGAAGTCAAACTGCTGTACCTCTCCGCCGTCAACGGAAATGCTCATAAGCGTTATTGCAAAGTACGGAGAGTCGGCATAGGCATACACACCGCACTTGGTAATATCCCGGTCGCTGCGAGTCTCAAGGTCAATTTCTATACAATTCATATCGTCACATCCTTATAGCAACAGAGCCCAGCCGCATGGTATTGGGCTGGACTCCGGAGTCAATTAGCTGAGAAAATCGTCATCGATGTCTGCGAAGTCATCCTCTGCACGGCTGTGTCCGCCGAGAGGCTCTCCGTCTTTCGTTTTCATCAGATTATTCAAACCACAAGCAATTCCTTTCGCCGTCTTTGTGCAATATGCATAGAAGTTGATGCTTGCACGACCGTAAACACCGCTGTACACCTCGGAGGTGTCGATGATTGGCTGACGGTCTGCATCGACCACGCCGGGAGCAGTGATGGAATTGGCATTCACGAAGTAGCTGTTCGCATACGCCGGATCGTCAGGGCGCTCGGTATCTCCGTCCCTGAGCGGCGTTTTCAAAGTGCTGAGAGGCGGAACGCTCTTGCTGGTGCCCTTGAGTTTAGCAGCGCCTTCGGTGTATGCTGCTTCGATAGCCGCCCTGATCTTTTCGATGGTGGCAGTGTCGCTCTTCGGAATGATCAAGCTGATCGAGTATTTCGGCTTTGCGCCTTCTTCGATAGCCTTCGGCTGCCACACATTTGCGTAGCTCCAGCGGCACACGCCGGTGATCACCTTTGTCGGAATAATCTTCTTTTCCATAGTATCAGTCCTCCATAAAATCATTTTTGGCTGTATTCCACTCCGCCCTGCGGTCGGAGATTGGAACGAGTGTCGGTTTGCCGGGTGGCTTGTGGATCAGGCCACCGAGCAGTTCTTCAAATTTACGCTTACCGAGCAGCTTGGTCATCGCAGTCAGCCCCAGAACCTTATGTTCATAAGGATCAAAGCCTGCAGCGGTGACGGCATCTGCAACGGCAGACTCATTGGTGTATTTGCGGACGGAGCGTCCCTCGACCAGTTTCCACTGGGACCAGTGCTTACCGGAAAGGGCCTGCTGCATCGCATAGTCCTTTATGTCGGATATCCACGATGTAAGGTCATCTGCCTTTGCAAGGATAGCCTCGATCTCATCATCAGTCAGTTCCGGCGGCATTGCGAAATCATATCTCGCAAGCGCAAGGTTGTATTCAGCCCGTTTGCGGCAGGTCTGCTTGACCTTGCAGAAACGGCAGTGTTCACCGGCGCAGAATTCACCTTCACCTGCGAGGGCGAGTGCAGCGGCAGGTTTCAAAACGGTATCACCCCACTGGAGCAGCTCTTCCACTGTCTTTGTACAGGTGTCGCAGTGGTTCAGGCGCGGCTGAAAAATTGTCATCTTCACCTCAGTAAATTCATACAGCGAAGAAAACGCTTCTATCGCTCCGAGGCTATAGCACATTAGCTGCGTATTGTCCTGCGCACTGACTTCGAGTTGACCGTATTTCAGATCGCATATATGCAACGTCTGGTCGGAGATCAGCAGGAAGTCGGCAGTACCGAAGCATCCTGCCGCCCAGCGTTCACAGGATACACGCTGTTCTACGAGGACGGTAGGATCACGGCACGATGCACGGGCGGCTTCGATCTGTTCCATCACGAAGTCACGATACAAGTCGGTCGCCTCATCCATTTCAGCATCGGCGCATTCCGGTATAGTGACATCCTCGCCAAGAGCCTGCCTGATCTTTGCCTCACCGATGGAATGCGCGAGGGTACCGGCAAGTGCATAACTGCTGCCCGTATCCGGTGCTTTCGCATTCAGCATAGCTGCGGGAGGACACGAAATCCACATTTTACTTGCCGAAGGCGGCAGGTTGGAATGTACGTCAGGCATTCAACTCACCAACTTCCTGCAGCAGCGCTGGATACTCGGTAGGATCAACAGCACTGAGCTTATCGCCGCCGTGTTTCTTCAGCAACTCCTTGACCTGCGCTGTCTTACCCGCACGGGACAGTTCCGAAAGAACAGCACGAACCTGCTCAATGGTTACAGTCGGCTGAGATGCAGTCTGCGGTTCAGCCTCCGGAGTATCGTCCGCTTCGGAAGTGGGCAATTCCTCAAAGGTATTGAGGTAGTTCTCAGTGGTCTGCTGCGTGAACTTCTGCAGCACGGCAGTGAGCGCATTCAGCGCATTTACCAGTTCCATCATCGGATCCATGTTTAAGGGCCTCCTTTGTCAAATTTTTTGCCAGTCTTTTCGATACGATGCTAATTGCAAGCAGGGTATCCACAAGTTCCTGAGTCTTTGCATTCACGGTTCATCACCTCCCTCTACTTTCCAATGGAAAGCTGATGGTCGATTTGACGAAGGATTTTCAAAAAAATTCTTCAGTCAGGATCGTGGTGACTTTCTTCATACGGGAGAGAAGCGTGGTACGGGGAATATCCAGTTCCTGCGCGATCTCTGTATCGGACAGACCATTCTGACGCAGCTCAAAGGCACGGAAGATACCCGGCACAAGCTCGTCCATTCTTTTAATAAGTGCTTCGAGCAGAAGCTGGTCGGCTGCGATCTCCGCTGTATCCGATGCCTCATCGACAATCTTGTCGAGCATGGTCTCCTCATCACCCTCGTCATTTGTGGTCGGGCAGTCGAGGGAAAGCGTGTCTCCGGCACGGCGGTACTTGCAGGTGCAGCAGTCCATATCGCAATAGCGGTAGTTTGCCTTCGGGCAGGCACAGCGGCCATGATTCTGCTGTTTGCGACGATATGCGTTGATATCGCGGTAATAATCATCGTGGACTTCCTTTGACACCTCAATCGTTTTGTTCATTTGTCTCAGATAGATTTGCATAAAAACCTCCGTTCGATTAGGAACGGAGGCATAAACCGGCTGCAAAATGGGCGCAAAAACCCAGACCGCATTCGGGAAGGAATTACTCCGTTCCTGATTGCGGCCGCCAGCGCAAAAGGCAGCCTTTCATATTTAATTCAGACTGAGATTACCCATTGCGCCACCGCTGATCAGACAGTGCAGATAATCTCGGTAAGCAGTTTTTTGTCATGCTTGGGACAATGCTATTGACTTTTCCTTGCCTATGGTGTAAAATCAAGGTAGGTATATTGGTGGAAGCACTGGCAAGCCGTTATAACGGCAACAGAGATTATATCCTGCAAGCAAGGCTTGACCTACTGCATAGCCGAGAACTGTCTCGAAACCGCCATGCATACCTAAACCACCTTGATTACGCGGGATGCCTATGTTCGACATCAGGGCTACATCATAAGCGGCTCCATGAAGTTGATTCATGGGCAAACCCGTGGAAGCGTATGGATTTTCATAGCCAGCTTGAATTTGAA